AAAAGTTATTGTTGAGCCTCATTATCGTGACGATGTACTACGAATGGTTGAAGAGTTTAAAGAAGTAGATAATATTAAATTACCATTTCCAAAGCTAACTATCATCACAGGAGAGAATATAGAGTTAGATAATATATTAGATGAGAATACAGAGATATTGAGAAGAGCAAACATTCAAGACGGATCAGTAAATATGTTTTATTGTTATTTATTAAATGAACAGGCGCACGGAATAGATGTTGATATATTTTTAGCCCGTGAAAATGATAATAATGAAATGTTATATGTAGCTACGGCAGTTATTATGCATGATGGAACACAATTACAATTTATGGTAGAAGATAATAGACTTGAAGATGCTCAGGAAACTTTCCGCACTTATTTAAGTTCAGCAGTAGCCGCCATTTACATGATGACTATGGGTAAAAATAATTTCTATATGTCAGTGCCCACACCTGAAGAAGCGGCGACTAATCGTAAACGTATTAGTAAGGGTAAGAAACCATTGATTGAATTTAAAGTAGCCACAATTGAAGGCAAGAAAACAATGATGTCATCAACACCTCATGGCACTCATGCTTCACCTCGTTTACATTGGAGACGTGGTCATTGGAGAACGATGACTAAATCAGGTAAGAAAACTTGGATTGCGCCTATGGAAGTGGGTGACGAAGATAATGGTAGAGTTATTAAGACTTATGCTATTGGTAAATATAGTTTGATGGAATCACGACAAGGAACAATATGAAAAAAACGGCACAGAATGATATAACGGGAGATTGGTTACAGTCTAAACCTAACAACGAACAGTTTGAAAAGAATTGGGATTTGATTTTTGGTAAGAAAAAGAAAGAAGTTTTACCCGAGTATGAACTTAATAAATCGACGGGGAACGTTCAGAAAGTAGATAAAGAATAATGGCTTTTTTAGTAGCTAACATACCTCCTATCAAATGCTTTGTCCGCAAAGAGTTTTTATACAATCACGAGTTAGGCCACGGTGAATTAGAACCTTGTGTATGGATGACGGCTAAAGCAATTAAAGGTCAAGCATTTCGTATTGAGTCAATGCTTACAAACTATGGCGCACTCTACGACAAGCTACCTATATCCGCTTATGTATGGAAGGCGGTTGATGATCCCCTACCCTTAGATCACTTACAAATATGGGATTGTTTATCTTATGATATGGCGGTGATTGAGAAATCAAATTTGCGAGGATTAAAAGTTAAATTTTATGGCAAAGATAGGCAGTTTCATTTCGGTAATTATTTATTTACGATTGACTTTGCTTCTGCTAATCCTAATGTAATTGATACAACCTTTAGTGAAGGTGTTGAAGAACATAAGTCTTATAATTTTATTAAGTTAGATAATGGACAGTTTGCATGCCAACCTAATAACAGATGCTTATGGTATGATGTTTCTCTTGTACCCGCAGAACTAAAGACACCTGATTTTAAAATACCTACCGAAGTTTATAGTGTAGAAAATCATGCTAAGTGGAGTGCTGAAGATAAATGGTTTTATGACTTTGAAGAAATTAAGAGAAAAAACTAATGGCTAATTTTACATGGTCATACTCAGCTCTTAAAGAGTATGAGAATTGTCCTAAGAAGTATTACGAGATTCGTGTAGCTCAAAACTACACCGTTATACCTAGTGAGAAAATGATCTATGGTACAGAAGTACATAAAGCACTTGAAGATTATGTTAAAGATGGTAAAGAGCTAGCACTAAATTATTTAAGATTTAAAGGAGTAGCCGATGAGCTTATTGCCATTCCTGGCCAGAAGTATCCAGAGTATGAGATGGCTTTGGGTAAAGACAAGTCGCCCTGTGCGTTTGACGATCCTAATCGTTGGGTACGTGGTATCGTTGACTTGCTTATTGTTGATAATGACTATGCTTTCATTGTTGACTATAAGACCGGAAGTAATCGCTACCCTGATCCTAAACAATTACGCTTGATGTCTCTTATGGCCTTTGCTCACTTCCCTCAGGTAAATAAAATTAAAGCGGGATTATTATTTGTAATGCACAATACATTTATTACAGAAGAATATAAACGCGAAGATATAGAAAACTCATGGGGTAAATTTACAGTATCTTTAACAAGGCTTGATAACTCGTATGAAACTAATACATGGGTTGCAAACTCTACACCCCTATGTAAATTCTGCCCTGTCAAGACCTGTGAATTTAACAGAACATGATATAATATTGTATGCCTTACACAAAAAAACCTAGACCCTACAAGCACGAATACGACATGGAGATCAAACGTGGTGAACACGAAGCTCGCATGGAAAGACAACGTGCACGTCGTAAGCTAGATAAAGAAGGTGTTGCTCGTAAGGGTAAAGATGTAGCCCATGTTAAAGCCTTATCTAAAGGCGGTTCAAACAAAGATGGTTTACGCGTTGAATCTGTGTCAGCTAACAGATCATTCAAAAGAAATTCGCAACATAAATTAGTATCAGAAGTTAGTACTAAAGAACGTAAAAAGAAGTAAAGTAATACTTGACAGCACTTAATGAGCGTGCTAAATTGCTCATTCTTAGTTAATGAATAGCGACCACGAGTCTTAGTTAAATGGAAATCATAGATAATACTGCAGTTAAACTTACCGTGCCTGAGCACATTGTTGCTCACATCACAAGCAATATTGAAAAGTGTGAAGTGATAGAACATAAAGGCAATCTTACAGACCTTGTTGTATTCTGGGGTGTTGATGAGATGACCCGCCTTAATCAACTTATTTCATTTCGTAATAACCTACCATCGCCTATTGTTCGTGATTATGATTGGCCGGGTATCTATAAACCTTTTGATCACCAACGTATTACATCAGAGTTCTTATCTATTAATCACCGCGCCTTTTGTTTTAATGAAGCTGGTACAGGTAAAACTTCGTCAGTACTTTGGTCTGCAGATTATTTAATGAAGCAAGGCAAAGTTAAACGCGTTCTTATTATATGTCCTTTATCTATTATGTATTCAGCTTGGCAAGGCGATGTCTTTAATACGTGTATGCATAGGTCAGTGGGTATCGCTCATGGCACTTCAACTAAAAGAGAAAAGATTATTAATGGTGAATATGAGTTTGTTATTATTAATTATGATGGTGTAGCTATTGTTAAAGATGCAATCATTAAAGGTGGATTTGATTTAGTAGTGATCGATGAAGCTAACGCATACAAGAGTCCTTCAACGGCTCGATGGAAAACCTTATCAAAGGTTCTTAAACCTGAAACTAAATTATGGATGATGACAGGTACACCCGCGGCTCAATCACCAGTCGATGCTTATGGCCTAGCTAAACTTGTCTGCCCGCAAAGAGTTCCTAAATTTAGTGTGGCGTGGCGAGATAAAGTAATGCAACAGATTACAAGGTTTAAATGGATACCAAAACATAATGCTAAAGACGAAGTATTCAAAGCACTACAACCTGCAATACGATTTGCAAAGAATGAATGTTTAGATTTACCTGATGTTATGTATCAGACGCGCGATGTACCACTCACAATCCAAGTACAGAAATATTATAAGCAATTAAAAGAACAGATGTTAATTGAAACCGCTGGTGAATCAGTCAGTGCTGTAAATGCCGCGGCCAACCTTAATAAGCTATTACAAATATCAGGAGGTGCAGTATACACAGATAAAAAAGAAGTGATTGAGTTTGATATCTCACCTCGTCTATCCGCGTTAAGTGAAGTCATTGCAGAGACTACGAATAAGATATTAGTATTTGTACCTTACCGACACACGATACGAGTCGTATCTCAATACTTAACTAAACAAGATATATCAAACGAAGTTATTAACGGGGAAGTATCAGCCACAGACAGAGCGCACATCATTCAACGCTTCCAAAATATGGACGATCCTCGTGTATTAGTCATTCAACCACAAGCTGCTTCTCACGGAGTGACGCTAACTAGAGCAGATACCATAGTCTTTTGGTCGCCTGTAATGGGAGTTGAAACTTACCTACAATGTGTTGCTCGTATGGATCGTGTAGGTCAGAAGAATAAGATGACAGTCGTTCATCTTGAAGGGTCAGATGTAGAGAAAAGAATTTATAAGATGTTGCAAGGCAAAGTAGATTTACATACTAAACTAGTTGATTTATATAGAGAGGAATTAGAGTCATGAGTGAACAGATTAAGCTAGATGAGATTGTACAAGCTTACTTGACAATACGCGGTCAACGTGAGAACATAGCAAGAGAGTTTGAACTAAAAGACGCTGAGCTAAAAGCAGAACAAGCGCAATTAGAACAAGTGTTATTAGAGCAGTGCAATGAAATGAACGCCGAGACAATACGTACAGGCGCGGGTACAGTAGTTAAAACATTAAGAGAAAGTTATATATGTAGTGATTGGGACGGCCTTAAATCATTCATCATGGAAAACGGGTTGATTGAATTAATGCAACAACGATTACATAACACTAACTTAAAAGAATATTTAACTACACATGAAGGTGAAGGCATGCCTCCAGGAGTTAGTTCTTTTAGAGAATATAGTATTGTAGTTAAGAAACCTAGTAAAACTTAAGGAGTAAATTATGAGTAACGAATTAGCAATATTAATGCAACAAAACCCAGCCCTACTTCAAACAGGGTTAGACGCAGATACACTAGCGGTAGCTGGTGGTGGTGGCAACAACGTCACTAAACGTATCTCTATTAAAGGCGGAGTCTTCCGTAAATATGCAGGTGGTGAAGAAGTTGGTACGATTGAAGACCGATCAATGAATGTAGTCTTTATCCGTATGGCTCACAACGCATCAAGAATGTATTACGCATCATCCTATAAAGATGGCGAAAAGATTGTACCTTCATGTTGGTCAAGTGATTCTCGTACGCCTGATGCTGATGTGCCAAATCCTCCAGCAAGTTCATGTGATCAATGTCCATATAGCGTTAAGAACTCTGTAGCGGGTAATGGTTCAGCATGTCGTCTCTCATGGAGAACAGCGGTTACAGTACCGGGTGATCCAAGTAATGACATCTATCAATTAGTATTACCCTCAACATCATGTTGGCAGAAGGAAGATAATGGTAAGTGGGGTTTCAGACCTTATGTACAAATGTTAGCTAATAATAATATTGGCGCAAGTAAGATCATTACTAAGATGCAGTTTGATACTAAGTCACCTACACCTAAACTATTATTCTCGCCTGTTGGTGTATTAACACCTGAGCAATTAGTTGATGTAGAAAAACAAGCTAAGTCTCAAACAGCTGATAACTATATTAAGTTAACTGTATATAAACCTAAAGAAGAAGGCGAAGCACCTGCACCACAAGCGGCGGCTCCACAAGCTCAACCTGTTGCAACACCTCAGACAGCAAGTGACGTACAGTCAGACGTGGTAGTAGAGCAACCTACATTAAGAGCTGAACCTGCACCTATACAAAAGCCAAATGATGTAAGTAGCATTGTTAAAAAATGGTCAGTTAAAACTTAAGGATAATCATGGCTAAGTGTTATAGTGAAAAGTTCTTACTCAGTTTAAATAGCCTTAATGCGAAAAGACTAGGTGTGCAGTTTGGTAAGCAGTGTGTAAAAGCCAACTTGCCACCTGGTATGATTGCGGATTCATTAGGTGTGGCTCGTCAGTCAATTCATAATTGGTTCAGGGGAAAACCTGTACGAGAAAAGAATATTGATAAGATTGAAAAGTTTATGGAGATTATTGATACATATTTAGAGGTAGGAGAATTGCCCGTGTCAAGTACTGTTGATGCAAAAATATTTATTGATACTAAAGTGATCGACAAACTATAAAAACGTAGTAGAATAGAATCCTCCCTAGTGGTAATTAGAAAAACGCATAAATTTATGTGGCGGGATACTGTTGACTAAAAATTTAGGAAACTGCAAATGATGAAAGAATTTTATAAGAAAGCACTGCCATCTACAGGCGTTTACTGTGTAGCTACGATTGATCCGATAGCTAAATTAACTAGACATAAATTCGTAGAAAATATAGATGAGCTTACAGAGTTCATTGAGTCAAAGAAGAATACACCCACCAATATCTTTGTTGCACTTAGTTCATTTAATGGATACAGTCGCAAGGCTGATGAGGCGAAGTCTGTTAGGTCTTTCTTCGTTGATCTTGATGTAGGCGATGGTAAGGGCTATAACTCAAAAAATGAAGCAGTCCAAGCGATTGACCAATTCGTACTAGAACATAATCTTCCCCCTCCTGTTAAGATAGACTCGGGAACTGGCATCCATTCTTATTGGCTTTTT